ATTTCCTGCCACTGTGACCGCAGGGATGAGCACGTAGCCGTATAGGACGGCGTTGGCAGTGATACCACCACCATATGAATAGCAGTCGCCCACGGCAGGGAATTCGTTGAGGATGAGCGTTCTATAATCGATTGAGGTAACCGCACGCTGCTGTGTCTGGAATGACAGCGGAGCATTGAGCTTGATCGAAGCAGCACTCTCGGCATTGGCACCACCAGACGTAATGTCGTTAGGGGTGATCGAAATGCTGTTGATCACGCCACCGTTGAACGTACCAAGGTTATCGAGCAAACCGAAGGAGCCGATACCGTCAGCGGAAGGACCAGAGCAAACGCGATAGGTAGCCTGGACAATAGCACCATCCTGAGGCAAATAACTAAGCACGTCATCACCGAAGTAAATCTGATACTGGTTGTTGGAAGTGCCCTGGACGAAGTAGACCGTTGAATTTGCGTTAAGGTTGAATAGGTTCGTAGCCTGCTGATAGGTTGTTTGGTTAGCACCATTGTCCTGAAATACGTTTACCTTCAAAGAACTTGTGTCGATGGATGGGTTTGACAGCACGAACAACTGATCTTCAACGGAATAATCTACGTTGAACACGTCAGTCGTATAGGTTCCCTCATACAACTCAACGTTGTTGAAGTTGTAACTACCAGTTGAAGAGGTCTGGAAATAGACGTTGGCAGTCGTGAATACGAAGTTGCCATTTGAGTTGAGACCATTGAAGCGAGTGCCTGCGGGGATTGTGAAGTTGGTTAAACCATTGGTCTGAATAGCAATATTGGCAGAAGTAGTTGAACTACTCATTGATGAAGGGATATAGCCAAGATCGTTCGCTCTTGAGATGATGTTGTCTCTCAACTTGGCAGTGCGAAGTGAAGTCTCAGCAACCGCCATGTTCGTATAGAAAGAACGAAGGAAGTTATGACGAGAGAGCACGTCAAGCAAAACATTCCAGTTCTCGCCCTCAAAGTTGTAGCCTGAGTACTGAGGCAACCCACTGAGATACGTAATGAATGCCTGTTTGTAGGTGTCGGGGTCGAGCACCGCTACGTTTAGCTGTGTATTACTAGCCAATTAGTGGTTCCTCTGCAAAATTATCGTCACTGACTGTTGTTGTGTAGTATTTATAATGACATAATAGATCGTCATCGTGTAGGAATATTGGTCAGGAGAGACGGTGATCACGAGGTTTGTGACCTTGATGCGAGGCTCGTATTGGGCCAAAGAGAGGTAAACGGCGTTTTGGATCATCTGGATTTCGAGGTTGTTGCTGTTCTCAAACAATCTTAACTGAAGGGCAGTACCCATTGTACTATATGGTCTTTCACCGATATAGGTGTTGATGATGCTTTCGATTGAATTGTTGATGCAAGCCACGTTCACGATCTTCATCAGGTCACCAGTCAAAGGAGACACGTCGAGGTTCAATGGAAGATCAGACCAAAGCACCTTATTGAATGTGTTCGAATTGAACGGAGGGTTATAGAGGTAGCGGGGGTTTGTATTTGCCATTATGCAGCCGATCCATACGGAGCCAGATTGCCGCCAAAGTTAGCTGTAGGAGCACCGCCGAAGCCTGGAGCAGTGAGCAAATCAGACTTGATCCAGTACTCGATTTCAAGCAACTTGATCGTCAACTTGATAGCATTAGGGGCTTGGTTCGTGTTGAATGAAGGACTGTCGCCAGGAGCATAGTTGATGCTCATACCCTCGATCACACACTGCTTGAAGTCATACATGTAGCCTGCGGGAGTAATCGCTGGAATGCACATGTCAGGATAATTAAGCAACAAGCCACCAATCGTTGAGTTCAAGTCTGGCATTGAGTGGTAGCGGAACTTGTTCAAGATGTAATTTAGTTTCTCCGTATCCTGAGGCGTCTCGGGAATGAGTGTCCACTGGAATACGTGTCGCTTGAAAGTAGGAGAGTTATATAATACGGACAGGAATGGGTTCTGGGCCACACCACCGAATTGAAGGATACGTGCTGTTGTTTGATTGTCGCCCAACGCAGTGGCGGCAGCACCAATTGTGTTGAGGCCAGCCTTCTCCGTACCAGCCACCGCTGACGTTAGTAGCTGATTAACATCGTCCCAACTGCCAACGTTGCTCGGGATCGACTCTAGGGCCGCACTGATGGCAGCACTTGATGCTTCTTCTGAATAACTCTGGGCCGAATTATCTATCATGTCAGCGGGCAACGGGAGGGCGATACTGCCATAAGGGATGAGAGTCGGAGGAACCAAAATTGAAGGACGATTGTACTTATAGAACTGAAACATAATGCAATACATCTGGTCGTTAATCTGAACTAAGTCAGAAGGGAATTGAGACAGTCCGTTGATGGTGTAATTATTCGTAGGAACGGGTGTTAGTCTGTTCCCGATAAGACCATCCAAGATAGCAATCGCACCAGCACCAAGGGTTATAGCACCCAAAGCTCTCGCTCCTGCTGACACGAATGTTGGAATTGCTGTGGCCATCTGTTTCCCTAATAAATATCTCGACCGAAGTATTTATTGAGGATTTCACACTTGTCGCAGAACGACCTTTTCATCAACTTCCCTACCATTAACTACAATGGTCAGACAGCTATCGATATTACGCAGTCGATCAAGATGGTCTCAAACCTAGTTTCAAACACGACACTTCTGGCAGCTTATACGCTAAACCAATCTATTCGTTCAGATCAATTGGCGGGGGCGGTCTATGACGATCCATACCTTGAGTGGATGATTTTCTTATCTAATAATCAGATCGATGGCTTCGATTGGTACATGGATCAGACTCAGTTCTACACGTACTTGAATAAGAAGTACGGAGATTGGGTACTCACACAGCAAACAACCGCCTATTGGATCAACAACTGGTATACAGGCTCAGGTCTAACCGTCTCAGCCTTCAATGCACTGGACCCAAGTCTGGTCAAATACTACGAGCCTACATTCGATGCAAGCCATAATGTGCTCGGTTACACACGTCGTCAGATCGACTGGACTATCTCTACGAACCATCTGGTACAGTTTGCTTTCGCAGCAAATGTTGCCTTCCCTACCTTCACAAATAATGAAGTAGTCACCGTGACTTGGACAGGAAACAACACAGCAAATGGTCAGGTCTGTTATCAAAGTAACACGCAAAACGTACTAAACATCCAACATGTGAGCGGCGATTACAACTTCGCAAACACAATCAACGCTGCGGCCTTCTCAATCGTCGGCTCACAGTCGAATGCACACTTAACAATTTCAAACAACAGTCAAGTCGATACTGAAATATACGACACAGTATCCTTACTTGAGGATATTTACTATTCACCAGTAACGATCTTTGACGACGAGAATATGAAGAACGAGAACAGAAAGTATATCACCTACTTGCCGAACAATTATATAACGCAGGCAATGAGACAGTTGAAAGCCATCTTCTAATAAATATCCAGCAACCATAGGAGACCCTAAATGACAACTACCACAGTAACAACACCAGCAAATTCGTCAACCAACGTCGTAACAAGTATTGAGTCAACAATTGCATCAGACGTTACGTCAGCAGTTGGTTCAAGTGCTCAAGCGGCAGCAGCAGCAGCCGAAGCAAAGGCAGCAGCCGAAGTAACATCACTTTCTACTCACTGGAACATTCCAGTTTGGGCAGTTCTCGTGATCCTCGGCGTAGGTGCTTTCCTAGTACTTCACTTCCTCTAAGTGCTTCCTCGTCCTCGTAAGGGCGAGCGATTTCTCCAGGGGTGCTTTAAGCCTAAGAACTGGCAGAAGTACAAGGGAGACCCCACAAAGATTATGTATCGTAGCTCCTGGGAGCTTCGCATAATGATGTGGCTCGACCACAACAAATCCATCCTCGAATGGTCATCCGAAGAGCTTGCCATTCCTTATATATCTCCGAAAGACGGCAAGGTCCATCGCTATTTCGTGGACTTTGTGGTCAAGATGAACACTGCAACTGGCATAGAGACCCACCTGATGGAGGTCAAGCCTTTGGCTCAGTGTGCCCCACCGAAGCGTCCCAAGAGGGTTACAGCAGGCTTCCAGGCTCGCCAGTTAACGTATGCGGTGAACGAGGCCAAGTGGGAGATGGCTGAGCAGTACGCAAAAAAAAGAGGATGGAAATTCACCATCCTCACTGAGAAAGATATCCCAGGAATTAACTAATATTTACGATCTTGGCCTGACCGAATTCGAACTTCAGGTCTTCAAGGTCGGTTAGTGCTCGGGGTGCAACGCCTTGCGACTCGGGGTCTTTCGACCACTTCGCATAGAGAACGTCGAGGGCAACCGTGATTGCGAGCTTTTCCCAATCAGTCAGATCACGCTTTTCCATTGTCAAATCCTCTCTGAGCCATAGGGCTCGTCGTTAAAGGGTTCGTCGTAGAACTCGTTATCCCAAGCCCTAGCCGCCTTTATAGCAGCGTCAGCCTCGATAAGGTCAGTATCCGAGATGTTGGTCTCATCAAAATGCTTTCCGAGACCATTACGCTCGAACTTATTGCGGCGGATGGCAATAGCAACTGCCATACGTTTCGATACCATTGGTACGTTTCTCTCACTCATTATATAACTCCTTCAGCCTGCCAAAACAAGGAACATGAACACGAGGGCCAAGCAGAGCAGGATGATCCCGAAGGCCAGCAAGTGAGTAAGGATGAGTGCGAAAAGCATCACCACGAGCCAGATGATCCCTGCAACCCCTAACACAAACAGCATCCATGGAAAGAGGATACAGAGAACCAAGAGAACCACAATCCAGAAAAAGAGTACCATTTCTGCATTCCTTCTGTTAAGCGAGGAACCTAGCATGTTCCCTCTCGGATGTCAAATAAATAATTCGACCTCAAAGGAGCTAATTTGTCACAACTTCTACCCAATGATCCCGCAGCGAACACAAACCAGCGTGCTCCTGGCTTGTCACTTCCTGGCAATTCGGGCGTCAATAATGGCCCATATCCATACGTAGATTTCTATCAGTCTCGATCAGGAAACTGGTGGAGATTTGATGAAACCCCTGGAAATATTCACTATTCTCATGGTCACGTCTCAGGTTCATATGAGGAACATTCACCGCTCAATGGTGTGACTTCCCTCGTCGTCAATACGCACCACCATTATGTGGGTGCAGGAAGCACAGCAACAACTGAAGCAAATCATGACTTTAAGCTCGGTGCCTCACAGGTTCATCACATTGGTATGGATCACTACGCAGAGCATGGCGGCGACAATATGCACGCTATGGGCGGCGATACCATCCACGCCTCGGGCGGAATGCACTTCCAGCACGCAACTGGCGGTACTCAGACAACCTCAACTGGTGATCACTCATCAGACCACAATGATGGCAGTCACCATATCAACATCGCTGGAGACCATATCCAGTACATCGGTGGCGTCCGCTATGAGTCAGTAGGTACTGACAAAGGTACTTACGTTCCCAATGGTAACTTCGACACGCAAGTTTCAGGTAACACACAAATACAAGTTGGTAAGAACTTCTTCCTCAACTCTAACACTCAGGTCATTATCAAAGTCAATGGCAGCACTATTACCGTGCTCCCTAATTCGATTGTCGTTCATGACGGCAACGGTAATGAAATGGGCATGAACTCTTCTAAGGTATGGCTTGGTCCTACTTCAGGAACCAATAACGTTTACCTTGGCGGCAATGGTTCTCAAGGAACATATGCCATTGTTCAAACTGTGAGCGGTCCCGCTCTTAACGTACTTGCGAGAACAGGCTAATGGCTGGCGTAACTCCTGGCGACGTACAGATTAACAGTTGCCTTATCAACTCACCAAGAGGAAGTCTCGACCTTACGCAGTCTTTCCTCAGTGCTCGTGTCTATGAGTCGATCTTCACCCAGAACAACATTTGTGAAATTGACGTATTCGATACGGATGACGCCATTAGCCAATTGCCTATATTGGGGGATGAGACTATAAACTTCTCGTTCAACCCTCCTGGGCTCACACCAGCGAACTATACCTTCGCACTTGACAAGGCCGAACTCGTTGACATCACTGGTACTCAGAAGGGAAAGCAGTACACATTGCACGGTGTCGGTCAAGAAACCCTCCAGTCAAAAGCAAACTACATTCAGAAGTCTTATAACACGGACATTGCGTCCATTGTATCTGACATTCATACTACGTTTCTGAAGGCCACAACTGAGCTAATCACTGAAGCTACTGATGGCATTCAGAAACTAATCATTCCGAACATGAAACCGTTCGACGCCATCGATATGATCCGTCGTCGTGCTGTGTCTTCCGCAAACCCATCATCAACGTTCCTGTATTTCGAGAACCTTCAGGGCCATAACTTCAAGACCATCGAAGGCATGGCGAATGCAGGATCAGTCAAGACATTTGTCCATGGCGACGGTGTGGGTCACTCGATCTTCGTAAACACATACGATAACATAATTTCTTATGAGGTTCCCCAGATCGTGTCATCTACACAGAGAATAGCCATGGGCGGCCTCAATCAGCAGGTGGCTACATACGATCACCGCACTCGCCAGTACGTCTCTAACCCTGTCCAGTTGGCTCTGGGAGCAATGAACTCAGGAGCCTTCAAAGCTGCCTACGGAGCCACTGCGGGGCTCTTCAGCATGATCCCGTTCGACTCATTAGTTAATCCCACAAACATCCCTACGTCAACGCCGCAGCAAATGGCTTATTTGTCCAATGTCATGCAGTGTTATATAAATCTGAAGGTGAATGGAGAC